GCGTAGGCAGATATCTGTGCAACATATCCAAAAGGATCATCCTCTGCTAGCTTGTTATATTTAAACTTATCAAATCCAACACCACTAGCAGACTTACAATCAACAACGACCCCATCAATAATACAATCCTGATGTCCGGTAACACCTTCTACCTCCACTTCCTTCTGTTGATCTATTACTTCATGTCCTGATATGGTAGAACACAGAAGCAAAAGTTCTTCCAGAATATATCCATATAAAAACTTAATGCGTGTGGCTGGTGTCAGATCACTCTGATCCAGCGGCTTGTTAACATCATACCAGAGGCGGCGATCAGGTTTTCCAATAGCGGAGAGCCTGAGATTGCCACGATCTTTTGGTGTCTCATATAGAAAATCTTTTATGTGAACCTTCAGCATTTCACCGAAGGTATCTATATGTTTGTCTACCTCACTCTCGTCCATGTCTATAGGATCAAGTGTGAACAAACTATATATGTCTTCAACGAGAGTGTCTATTGTTTTCATAATAAAAAGAGGGAGAGAGAAAGGACCAAAAACTCTCTCCCCCTTCCTTTCTACGCTATATTAAAAGGGAACGGCTTCGGAGTTCTGAACATAACCTCCTTCAACAGGGGTAAAGTCTTCGCCCCCACCTCCAGAGTACTCAATGAAGTCAACTACCTGTACCGCCGCAAGATCAGCAGATACACCAGAATTTCCGGCGTAGTTCCATTCAAAAGGAATAGCCTTGACATTTACAGTGCTGCCGTTGGCTACCAGCTTTCCATCCCACAGGTTGTTCTGTGAGTCTTTTACGATGGGTGCCTGACGTTGCGTACCATCTTTACGCATAACCTTGCGCTTGATAGTTACAAAGTCACCACGATCATCGCCCTTGTTTGCAATGGGAAGGTTAGCACCTTCGATGACTGAGCGATTGTCATCATCGACTTCGATCTGAATGCTCCACACCGGATCAAACTTGGTGTTAGGTTCCGTGATGGAAGCATAGTGGCACTTACCAGAAATGTAAATAGGATCGTTCATTCTATTCTCCTTTATAAATACCGCACCATTGCGGCCATGAGTGGGGATCATTCCCCGATGCTGTCTACTACAAAACAACAGCATATATTATACCACACGAATTTGTGGAAGTCAATAGCTTTAATGCGTTTCTGCCCAATTATTTCCAACTTTATAATCGCAATCCAGATCACACTTAAAGTTTAGTATATTCTGCGTAGCTTTCATAGCCTCCCTTGTTACCTTGGTAAAGCTATCTATGTCTGGCTTGGCTACCTCAAACTGGTACTCGTCATGCACAGAGGCCACAAGCTTGGCATCCAGACCATGCTCCCAGATCATGCGATCCATCTCTACCAGCCACTGCTTACAGACAATAGCACCGGCACCCTGAAGCAGAGTGTTAAGGGCTGCATGTTCATGCCTGATATGTAGCTTCCTGCCATCAAGTCCCGTGATCCTGCCAGACTTAGCTGCCTCAGTGACAGTCTTTCGTAGTCTGTTAAGGTATGGCATGTTCTTCAAAAACTTTTCAATCAGTTGTTCCCCCTCTGCCCATGCTCCTCCAACAACAGTTCCTATCTTGCCGGGGCCAGCACCGTATAGAAAAGCATAGATAAATGTCTTTGCCTGATCTCTGGTCTGTAGTCCAGCAGCCTTCTGATTGGCAGTGTGAACGTCACCTGTCAGAACTTCATTGGTGAACTTCTCATCTTCCATGTAGTGTGCAAGGCAACGAAGTTCAAGACCACTGGCATCTGTACCAACAAGCTGATGGGTATCAGGGTTGGATATAGTCCACAGTTCCCTGCACTCCCTGCCATAAGGACTGTACACAGCAGGAACCTGTGCCATGTTAGGCTTGTGGTGTGCCATGCGACCTGTGATAGTCTTGAGTGTTAGCACTCTGCCATGCACCCTGTCCTGATCGCTGCACTCCTGTATCCAAGACTTGAGGAGTCCTGTTCGTTTCTGTAGAAGAAAGTAACGAGAGAACATCTGTGCCTCTGGTAGATCAATCTTGTCCAGCACCGCCTCATTGATCACTGCCCTGCCTGTCTCGGTGCGCTCAGTAAACTTCACGCCCATCTCTTCCAGACGTTCTGCAATATGTATTCGGCTGGCAATGTTGAACTCTGTTACCTTATCCTTCAGAGGCTTGCCGGTCTTCTCCGATACTCGCTTCTCCACCTTGGGAGGAAACATATCATGTGCTTTCTCCTCAAGTTTATATAACTCATCAGATAGATTTGCTTCCAGTATCATGGCCTTCATAATATCAAAGGCAAAGCCATTCTCCTGTTGCTTGTCCACAATGCTACGAACCTGACGTTCCAGATTGTAAGACCTGTCAGAGAAGTCCTTGCCCTCTTCCTCCAGAGCCATGCCAAGCTTCTGTGTTACATTAACATCCTGCTTGCAGTACTCCAACATCTCAGGAGTATAGTGATTGAAGTCATTGTACTCTATCTTTTCAGAGTCTAGACGTTTACCCCAAGCTTCAAGAGAGTGACCACCATCCCTGACAGGATTGTACAGTTGAGATTCAATCAGTGTGTCACGTATCTGATCCAGCCTGATGTCGGAGCCTGTGAGCCTGTTAAGAACAGGGGCGTCAAAGCTGATACCGTTATGCATGATAAAAGTATCAATGCGCTTTGACCACTCCCTGAACTCACCACACTCACCCTGTACCCACTGTCTTGTCTCTCCCGTGTCGTACTTCTTCGCTACTATACAATGTATTTCTTTTGCGTTGAGACTGTCAGTCTCTATGTCCACCACTGCTTTCATTTGAATAATCTCTAAGTTAGATTTTATAAAAAAGAACAGGTTGTGTTTAATTCTTTTTGTTCTAATCCATATCCCTCACCATGTCCTAAATTAATTATATTATCTGGATCAAGGAGACTTTGCTTTGTTGCCCAACCACGAACTACAAATTTAGGGAAGTTTGCTGTAACTAAAATAAATATATCTATATCTTTATATGGTGTATTTAATTTTGCTAACAATCTACCTGTAGAATACTTTGTCGTTTTAACATCTATTCTTTTTCCGCAGCTAGAGACAAGATCAATACCACCTTGTCTTGGATATATTGTTAAATCAGGATATACATTTAACCATTTACCTACGCAAAGCTCTCCACCCAAACCTAAAAGGTCAGTTTCTAAATTATTTTGTGGTCCTATTTTTGCATTGTAAACTCCTGAAGAACGGGCTGCATTGTATCGCATCTCTGCTCCCATTTTGCAAACACGCTGCTCTAGTTCTGTAAGCTCATATTCATATATCATTGCTCATATCCACTAGGTATGCATCTGACATTGGAATGTGAAAGAATTGTTCGCCCTTTCTTATGTTACGGTTGGATGCTTCTTTGACCTCTGCATTCAGTACAGTGTCACCATCCATGAACCATGCCTGACTGCAATCATTACGGAAGACCACGAATGTAAGTAGATCATTATAACATTCATCCTTCCACTTGTCAAGCAGTCTCTTCTTTCGATAGGGTATTCGTATCTCCTTCCATGTATCAGGCCACGGTGTTCGCCAAGAATACTTTACCTCTACCTCATAGAGGTGTCTGGGAAGGTCTGGTGCTACTGTGCTAACAATGTCGAAGTAAGTAGTTTCGTTTGTATCAATGCTGGTATGGTCGTTGTTCTTCAGCCATGTGACCATAGCATCCTTTGCAGCCTTGTCAGCTACATCATAGAGGGCTTTATCGAATTGCTTTCTCTTGCTCTGCATTTTTCTTTTGCCTTTCTCTAGCTTCTCATATTTATAACGTCTCTTCAAAGATTTAATATACTGATCAACATATTTATCAGAGGGTCCATCATTTGTATTCATCGTCCATCCAGTCCTCACGAGGAAAATGCTTTGCTTTAAAATCAATACCTATATCACCCTCATTAACCTTAACAAACAAGTCAATTATCTCACTTGCTCCCAACTGAGAATAAAACATCTTCTGTATTTTAGAAAGAACGTGTTCTTCTGTTATTCCTGTACCCATAACTTCACCTGTTAATGTCATTGTTAACACATAAGACTCTTCTTTAAATCCATAGTCTTCGTTGTGTCCATTCCAAAGGGGTTCCAAATTAGGTGACTCTGCTATTTCATTAGTTTTCTTCATTGTCATTCTCCAAGAAGGGGTTTCCAATTTGTGTCATACGTCCGGTCTGTCCATCGTAGTGCAGGTAACAGGCCACGCCAGTATCTCCAGTGTACCTGTTCTTCAGAATACGAATGGTAGTGGTATTGGCTTCAATAGGATCGTCTGCCTGTTGATCACGCTCCAGTGCAATCACTGCATCAGACAGGTGGGCAATAGAAGCAGAGCCACGCAGATGCGATAGTGTAACCTCACGCCCATTCTCATGCCCGTTATCACCTGATGGCCTACGCAGATGGCTGACCAGCAGCAGGGCAATGCCTGTCTCCTCCACAAGGGAGCGAAGCTTGGTCATCAGAATGTCAATGGACTTGCGTTCATCTCCGTTGTCCTCCTGACCAGAGACAAGGATGGACAGGTGATCTAGGAAGACCCACTTGCAGTCCAGACCCTTTGCCATGTACCTGATACGATCAAGGATTTCATCGTTGCTGATGCTGCCAAAGTGATCGAAGGCAAAGAACCTGCCACTGCCAATGGTCTTCTTCTCATACTCGTCTAGCTGTTCCTGCGTGTACTCCTTGCGAATCTCACGGATGTACAGCCTAGCATTGGCCTCGACACTCATAATGTTGAAGGCAGTCTGCTTGGTGTTCTCCTCCATTGCAAGCACACCAATGTTGTCTTCGGTGTTTTGCATTATATGGTACATGAGTTCACGCATGATGCTGGACTTACCCATGCCAGCACCACTGGTAAACGTGACA